ACACCCACTGCGCCGGTCTGATTCACGACACAGAATTTGTCTTGTGCGGCACTAACATTCCCATTTGTCAGGTTGAATTTCATACCGACGATGGATTCTGTTTTCGTATTACTATTATGGAGATTGAGTGTGGCGGTCGGCGGGTTTCCGTCAATATTATGGACGAGTTTGATTCCGTGGGTGATATCCGCCGCGGTTGCGGGGGAAAACGTTGTTCCGCCATCTCCCGCGGTATTTTTACCGGAAGCAAGCACGATATATCCGCCGGTGGGTTCACCGCCTTTCACGAATGTGCGCGGGCGGGTGCTCGGCCCCGCGATGGACGGGTCTTCTACATAAAACGACGAATGGATAGACCTACACGCGAGGTCATTGAGCACCACCGTTCCCGTGGTGGCGTCGGACGCGTTCGCCGTAGAAGTGGTAGGTAGAAACCGGAAATTCGCGTTTCCGGCGAAACTCCCCGATACATCTGCGTCATTGTTTGGGTCGCCTTGTGGCGCGTTTGACCTATATTGGACGGTATATTGCCGACCAACTGAATTGGACTGTCCAGCGGGACCTGTCGGGCCTGTCGGGCCTGGGACACCTTCCGGGCCTTTTGCCCCGGTATGTCCGGTGGGACCGGCTGAACCGGTAGGCCCCGACGTCCCGGCTACTCCCGTCGAACCGGTCGCCCCCGGGCTTCCATTAGAACCGGTCTTCCCCTCAATACCCTGAATACCCACGGCGCCAAATGTCGTCTGTAAATAAGAATACGTCGTAACATTGGTAGCTAGGTCTGCCTGATAATACAAATTAATATTCGCGGTCTGATTGGCCGCCTTTGTGTTTTTGATGTAGATTTGTAATTGGACGTATACATTTTCGCTATTTCCGCTCGCGTCTTTCAGCGTCATAAAATCCACTGGCATTTCAATCTTGTATAACTTGCGTGTTGTGCTATCCACGATGGCGCCCAGGTTGGTCGTGGTATCTGTAAGAACATTCTCCGTAGTTGTCCAGCTCTTCCCGATATATTTCACGTGGTCAGGCAGATACGCCGCGCGTGGCGGATAAAAACCCGCATCACCGCCGTCTTTGGTTTCAATGATTAAACTGTCGGGGGAGGGTTGGTTCGTCGTTCCTGTAATCATAAAAACCGCCGCATATAACGACACCTGATTCGCGTCGGAGTTGGAGGGGACATTTGCGTATAAGTTAAGGGCCCACACACCGCTAGGAATCACTGCCAGGGTCGACACTTTTTGCGCGGTATTCCAGAACCGATTTCCAGGAATTATTTTATTCGCGTTACCGTATGTTGCGCTCACGGAAATAGGCCCAATCGTGCGCAAACTGCTAACAATGGGGACGGTGGAAAGCATATAAGAGTCGGTAATAAGCTGGTTGACTGTTGAATCACCGTCGGGGTTGAGCCATAAAATAGTGCCGTTGGATCCTTGGATGCCTTGGATGCCTTGTACGCCCTGGTCGCCTTTCGCGCCTGCGGCTCCGATGGGTCCGGTAGCACCCACCGCGCCATTTGTCCCCGTAGCGCCCGTTGCGCCAGATTCGCCGGTGGGGCCTTTTACGCCTATGACATTACCAGGTGGGCCTATTGCGCCGGTACATCCGGTCGCGCCTGTCGGTCCATCCGACCCGTTTTGACCGGCAAAACCGACACCTGGCGGGCCTTGTTCTCCTTTGGGTCCTATAATTTGAGATAGTGACGTAATGGAGAGAATCTCCTTGTCAACATAAAATTTGGTTGCGACATCCTGGTGGGCGATGGGGTCGCGGACATTTCTAATGCGATTGATGGGCGCGCCGACCCCAGGACCACCCGACATATCAATATCGCCGTTTATGAAAACGACACCCGCGTTATTTCCGATTCGCATGGTAGTGTTCCCGGTATTATTGGAAACATCGGTGGACCCGAATGTCGTCCCGCCCATCGCTGCGTCATTTGTTCTCACATAATTTTGGGTTCCCGTGCGCGAGAATCCGCCGACTCGTTTCCAACTGTTGTTATTGTTTGACATCGCGAATTATATATAACGCCTTACTTGACGATGCGTGATATATAATAGAAGCTAAAAATAAAAATGGGCGGTTATACGCGCATTTATTATGGTAAATCAAATAAATTATGTCGTCTGTCGTTGTCGTCGTTGTCTTCGACGACTAGTCGCATATTGACATCATCATCACTCGGTTGCCGCCGCTGCCGCCGCCGAGTCTTCTTCTTCTTATTATGATTATGATTATTGTCATTATGACTCATTTCTCTCGGAGGCAACAATCCTATATCAGCCGGGCTAGGTAACACCGACCGAAACGCCACTTTTCTTGAAATCGGATAAGACAACGTTCGTGGAACTACACCACCTAAATGCTTCTTTACTAATTCACCTGCGATTGGAATCTCTCGGTTAAGTTGTTTCAGTGTATATACTCGGCGGCGCACATGTTCGTCGTCTTTTTGTGTTTCAGAGACGATTCTTTTTCCGTCGAAGGCCAATTTAGAATAATAGTGGTGTATCGGATTTCGCGCGCGTGTGCGTGCGCGTCCTTTTTTTGCCATTATATATATAACGTATATACAATAATGAAATTCCAACGATTGGACACACTCCGCGCGCAGACGACACCTACTGACGTGTATCAATATTTAGACGATTTACTAGATAAAACCTTTCTCACGGATTATTTTCTAGACCGGTCGCCTGACGCCCCCTGAAATACAATCTCTTTATATACTAATACCCCCCCCCCGATGTCTATCTCTGATTTAATCGCCGTGGCGGTCATTATTTTGGCGCTGGATGCCGTGTTTTTAACCCTCACCAAAGACCTCTTTGCGCGCCAGGTGATGCTCGTCCAAGGAACGGCGATGAAGGTGAATATACCGAGTGCGGCCGTGTGTTATGTGCTCATCGTCCTCGGTTTGTATTATTTTGTCCTACGTCATATTATTGTGCCGAATGCGACGTCGGCCGCTGCGTCTATCCAAACGATGCGTCTCGGCGACGGTATTCGCGCGGCATTCTTCCTAGGTGTTCTCGTATACGGTGTTTATGAGACAACGACCCTCGCGATTCTGCGAAACTGGAGTCCGATGACAGCGGTGATTGATACGACGTGGGGCGGGACCTTGTTTGCGCTTTCAGCGTATTTGTTTTACAAATATAAGACGATGGTGTATTGAACGAGCGTTCGGGCCCGCTAACACAACCACCGCGCCATTCTCTCATTCTCATCCGATGATGCGTGAACCGCGCGACAGCTCGTCACGATGCTATAATATATTAACAATTGATATATGAACTGAATTAGATTATATATGAATAGACAAACACCGACACTATCTACTTTCGTCCATCCCGATAACGATGTCACCCGCGAACCGTCTTTTGCGAAATATGGCGAAACGAAAATGTTCGCATAATGGTTCGCGGCTGCTGATGTGCCGCTGGCCGCTTCTGTGTCATTAAACCGGATATATTCGGTTGCGCCGTCTGTTCTGGAAATCATTCCAATGTTTTCGCTACCGCGCTCGCAACCCACGTCTATCCGGTCAAACTCTCGCTCTACTTTGGAGTTTAGATATTCGCGACCCCATGATGACGAATAAAAACTGGGTTTAAATGCCTGGCGTCCGCTGAATGTATAGACGGGGTCCGCGGCCTCGGCGTCGGTCTCATTATTTGCCAATGATGTATATAAATGGAGTGAATTCAATGCGCGGTTGCCGTTGATGGATGCGGGCGGCGGCGGATTCGGACCCTTCCAGCAACAACCCACACACGTCTCTCGAATCCCTTCAAATCTCTCGGAGATTTTCGACCATTGGCCGTCGCCATTTTCAATCGATAGTCCAATTACCACACAAAACAGTAAATTACTAACAATATCAAACACTCCGAAAATATAGGTATAATCCTGGATAATATACCGAATATATAAAGCATCCCGTATTACTTCAAGTAGAATCGTGACGCATTCCAGTTTCAAATAAATGGGTTTGTCGTGAAACATTGTGAAATAGACCGTCCCCATCATACGCATCAGCGCTATATTGTGATAAACTGGCGGCGGCGGTGTCGGATATGCGATCGAGGAAAGCATAAGCAATTGTAAAAATCCGAAACCAATAGAGGAATGAACGCGATATGGGTGCTCCATCCTAATTATATTATCTCGTGATATATTTTTATGTCATATCATCGTCGTCGTCGTCGTCGTAACGCATATAAGAATAATCCGAGATATATGATACGGTGTGGTTGGCGAGTGAGTATGGAATATACATACGACGACCGCGACCGCGACGCGGTATTGGCGCTCATTATTGCGTTTATTATGTGCGTAGAGTGTGCGAAAGAACCGGATTATCGTTGTGAAAATTGCGATAAAACATATAAGCAGGAGGGTCGGTATAAGGCGCATATTGCGATGTGCGATACGCGGGGGGGTGTGGTGGCGGCGGTGGCGTCTGCGGCGGATTTTTCCGAATTATTGCGTCAGAACCGAGAGATGATGGAAATCATGCGAAAACAGCAGGAAACGATACAATTATTGGTGGCGAAACTCATACCTGCGGCCGGCGGCGGAACTGAAATGAATATAGAATGATTCATATGTTATGTATTATTATTCAGAATGTTTGATTGTGTGTGTGGTAAAAAATACAAATATTCGAGTGGGTTGGTTAAACACAAGGAAACATGCGCGGCGGGCGGCGGCGGCGCGGCGGGCGCTGGCGGTCCAAATCCGGGGTTTACAAAGGAAGACCTGGAAAAGCGCAATCAGGCGCGAATGAATGCGATTCTACAAGCCCAGAAAGAAGAGAAGGCGAAGAAGCTCGCACAGGATACTGCGGCTGCGGTTCACGCAGAGGCCAAGGCGATTGTTTCGGCGGCTGCGGCTGCTGCGTCCGCGAGGAAGAGTGCTGGGGGGAATAATACAACCAATGTCGGGAATGAAGAGCATAATGCGTCGTTTAATATTAAATATGTGAAACGTTCCGAGGAGACCCAGCAGGTGGTTCGCGCGGTTACTGCGGCGGCTCATGAGTATTGTAAGGGGCGGATTATCGTGACGAGTGACGAACCTGCGCCTGGTGGTGGCGCATTGACGGGTATTAGCACCAGCGTCAACGAAAATGGGACGACCGTATACAATCATCCCACGCGCACGATTTCCATTATAGAGACGCCGCCCGAGGAAGTCACCCCGGAGGAAGAGCACGATATCACACTTGAGAAGATGACCTATTTGATTCTCTCGTTGATTCAGAATAACAACAAACTCACGAAGGAGAATCAGGTATTGCGGTCGATTGTTGCTAGAATTGACCCGGCGTCTTTTGATGATTGACCGTCGACACTCCTTCCACTCACGGCGTTCGTTCCACTCGTTCACTCCGCTCGGTCAATCTCTCGTCTCGCGTCGTTCACTCCTTCCACTCACTGCGTTCGCTCCACTCGTTCACTCCGCTCGGTCAATCTCTCGTCTCGCGTCGTCACTCCTTCCACTCACTGCGTTCGCTCCACGCGTTCACTCCGCTCGGTCAATCTCTCGCAATCGGAATAGAATTATAATGACTTGGTTATGTCAGTATAATTTCTCATACAAAAATACAGACCCCGGCATTTCTAGCACCGATATTACTCATAAATCCGCGTTAAATATTACACCTTCGGTAAAAATGGAACGCTGATTTGTGAGCAATATCGGTGCTAGGGGTGCTCGGTTGTGCTCGGGATGCGTATAAATTGAGTTCATCATTACGAGAGATGACCGAGCGGAGTTCACGCGTGGAACGAACGCAGTGAGTGGAAGGAGTGAACGACGCGAGACGAGAGATTGACCGAGCGGAGTTCACGCGTGGAACGAACGAAGTGAGTGGAAGGAGTGAAGGACGCGAGAAAAATTGAAATCATATATCAGTATTTGTGCCTATGGTATCGTATCATCGTATCGTATCGCATCGTATCGTATCGCTCGCTCATTGTATAATGGAACTAACAAATCTATCTCTCGTTCAATCGTTCCCTACATTATACGCGGTTGACAAAAATGGCAAAATAAAAATATGGACTACTGCGGTTCTTCAGCCTGTGGACAAGAAGCTGGCTGCGGCCGGGTATGCGAGTTCGCGGACTACGCACGGATATATCAATGGAAAACAGCAGGCGACCTATCGCGATTATAACACCGGTAAAAATATCGGTCGTTCTAACGAGACAACGCCTCTCGCGCAATGTATCTCGGAGACTCGGCGCAAATGGACGGACAAGAAGGAGAAGGAGGCGTATACCGAGACGAAGCCCGCGGATTATGGTGAAGGGTATGGCGATATTTCTGGGGGGTGGTGCGGTGGTGACGACGACGACGACGACGATGGCGCGGCGGCTGGTTCTGGACCTTTCCTCCCGATGCTCGCCCAGACATTCAACCCGGCTGACGCCATCGTCACTGGTGCCGCCGGAACCGGCAGTAAAAAGAAGAAGGTCATCACATTCCCGTGCTTCGTCCAACCAAAGTTGGATGGATTACGGTGTGTATCGTATGCGACACGTCTACCTGGCGGCGGTAACGATGCCATCGGAGCCGTCTGCGAGGTCGCCCTTCAATCGCGCACCGGCGCCTTCTTCACTGGGCTCCCCCATATCGCCGCTGCGCTTCGGCCCTATCTCTCGCAACACCCTTCGGTCGTCATTGACGGCGAGTTGTATACGGACCAAATGCCGTTTGAAGAACTCGCCGGGCTCATCAAAAAGAAGAAAATAACAGATTCCGACGTCGAACGACTTAAAAAAGTCAAATATCACGTCTATGATATCTATGACAGAATGAACGAGAATGCGCCTTATTCCGAGAGACTCGGCGTTCTTGCTGCGGCGGTCCGTCGGTGTGGGTGTGTCGCAAACGACGCAGTTACGGCGTCCACGGCGGGGGGGCGGATGCTGCGAAGTGCGGCTACGACGACGGAGGAGGCAGCGACCGTGGTCGTTCTTGTGCGCACGGAGAAAGTGGCGGCGCTATCGGATTTCAGGAGGTTGTTCGCGGAGTTTGTGGAGGCGGGGTATGAGGGCATTATGCTTCGGAATGGGGCGGGTGTCTATCGTGCGAATTACCGCAGTAATGACTTACAGAAGTATAAGGAGTTTATGGAGGATGAATATCGGATTATTGGCTTCAAGGAAGGTGAAGGGCGTGATGCGGGGGCGGTGATTTGGGTGTGCGAGACGGCTGATGGTAAGGAGTTCTCCCTACGGCCTCGCGGTTCGATTGAACAACGTCGAGAGTGGTTCAATGATGGGGACTCATATATTGGTAAATACGTGACTGTTATATTCCAGGAACTGACGGAGGATGGTAAGCCGAGATTCCCCGTGGGGAAAGCGTTGAGGGTTGGGTATTAAGGATGAGTGGGGGAATGGATGCGGGAGATTAATGTATTATTTTTATTGAAATTTTATTTAAACCAGTTCGTGTATTCATATTATAATAATGTTTCCATTACATAAATGTTCGGAGGATGGGTGTGATAATACAGAAGATGGAGATAATCTATGTGAGATTCATAATGAACCTCTGTGTATTGAACCTGGATGTAATAATATTCCTAGAAAAAACCAGCGTACATGCCCCCTTCACGGGGGTTGTAAAGTATGTATAGAACCTGGATGTAACAATCGTACAACCAATATAACTCATAAGTGTAAGTTTCATAATAGAATAATATGTAACATATTCGGTTGTGATAAAACCGCCAAAAAAGGATATGATAAATGTATGACGCACGTAAACGAAAGATGGTGTAATACAGATGGTTGTAATAATATGGCTTACGGAAAGTATGATAAATGTATACTTCATTTCGGTATGAAATGCGTTATACCTGGATGTGAAACAAGAATAAAATATATACATACACATTGCTCTATTCATAAACAAACGTGTATAGTTCCTGGATGTACTAATAAAAAGGCACTCGTAGATTTAAGCTGCTTTGTACACGGAGGAGGGCGCCGATGTGATGTATGGGGCTGTAATAAACCTGCCATCAATAAATATGATAAGTGTATGGACCATCGCTTCGGAAAAAAATGTATCGTGCCTGGTTGTGGTAAACATTCTATGGGTAGAACTCATAGATGCGGTAGGCATGGTGGAGCTAGAATATGTAATGAACCAAATTGTAACAAATTTGCTGCGGGTGCGACATATAAGTGCCGAAGTCATGGAGGAGGTAACCGATGTCCGAATTGTATTGACTGGATTGATTCAAGGTGCGGTTCACCTAAGCACGATGGATATTGTGTGACTTGCTTCAAGCACTTGTTCCCAGATGACCCGCGCAGCAAGAAAAATAAGAGGTTTAGCAAGGAAATGATGGTGAGAAACTTCATTAACGAGCATTATGACGGTTTCGTTCATAATATCCCATTGTATACCGGTAATTGTAACTGTGCTCACAGACGCCGTATCGACCATCGTAAGCTATTTGGAAACACAATCCTAGCGATTGAAACGGATGAGTTCGGACATCGAGGGTATGACCAGGTTGACGAAGAGATTCGTTATGATGACGTGTATATGATTCATAGCGGAAAGTGGATATTCATACGCTTTAACCCAGACAATAATGTGAGTAAGGTGGATATAGAGGATAAACTTACGAAGTTGAAAGAAACGATGGATGAGTGTATTGACCGTATAGAATATGAGGAAAATACGGAGTTGGTAGAGATTATTAAGTTGTTCTGTTGATGTGTATGATTGTTCCAATGAATGACCATTCCAAATGAACGACGAAAACGCCCATTGGGCGGTCATACACGCATCGCGTGCGTCGAATGCTGACACTGACTTGTCCACCCCGTCAACGTCAACCACACTGGAATACGAGCAATATTTTTCATATAATGTTAAAAAACCATATCCGTTTAATATGAGTTATAGTGAAGAAAACGGAGTTCAAAAGTATTTTACAGATCCCGAAAAATGACATGGGGGGGGCATGTGCATTTTCGCCAAACGAGTAGCTTTTAAAACAAGAAAAGTTAGAATTCCCTTAAAATCAATAAAAACCCCTTAAAATAACAATACAGTCTCATTATGCTCTCATTTTCATATATTCCCTTAAATTCTCTTTAATGACATTGGCCCAAACCCCCCCACGCCGCCCCGCGTTCAACCCCCCGGCTTATTTTCGGGGGGTAATCTAGGAAACTTTAGCGAACCTTCAGGAAATGTCAACGACTCCCCCGCAGAATTATATATTCCGTTGTGATAATTGCCAGTTCATAACCAGTGTCAAACGCGACTACCAGCGACACATCGCGTCAACGAAGCACGCCAAGCGAACCGAAACGCACGCCCCTGGTCTCAATTTACCACATAGCGAACCAATGTCATCACATCACAACAGCATTGGTTTGACATCTTTGCCACAACTTTACCATACAGGAGGCCAACCCGGCCAACTCGCTTTCATATTTGACAAGCAGATTTATAAAACCTGTGAAAATTGTGGTAGTAAGTATCAAAGCAAGAGCGGATTATGGAAGCATCGTAAGACGTGTGAGGGTAAGCCCGAGCAAGCGCAAGCGCCAGCGGCAGCGACAACGACCGACAATGACTTTAAATCAATGATGATGGATATGTTGAAAAACAACCAGGAGTTTCAGCATAAAGTATTTGAAATGATGTGTAACCAACAATCACTCGTCGTCAACGCCGCCACCGCCGCATCAACGGCAGCCACCGCAGCCGCCACCGCCGCCGCTGCCTCAGCCGCTCCCGCGAATTACACCAATAGCAATAATTATAACGGAACAACGAACAGTCATAATAATAATACATTCAATCTCCAGTTATTCTTGAACGAGCAATGTAAAGACGCGATGAATATGAGCGACTTTGCGAGTTCCATTACATTGAATGTGACCGACCTGGATGATTTCGGGCGAGTGGGGTATGTGGAGGGGATGTCAAAACTCTTTATTAATACATTGAGAGAAACAGATGTATGTAAACGCCCGATACATTGTAGCGATGCGCGCCGAGAGACGCTTTATGTGAAGGATGCGGATAAGTGGGAGCGTGAAGGTCCCGAGAATACGACAATCACGAATGCGGTGCGGGTGGTAGAGCATAAGAATATCGTCCTTGTGAATGAATGGGCGAAACAGAATCCGAGGTGTGAGGACAGCAGGACGACGGAGAACGCACAGTATATCAATATGTCGCGCGCGGTGCTGGATGGGGATGATAGGAATATCGCCAAGGTGATAAAGCGGGTGGCGAAGGCGGTGGTGATCGAGAAGGGGCCGCCTTAATGGAAACGGAGCGGTAGCGGAGCCGGATGGATCCGGAGGCTTAATAGTGCTTGCTTGAATACCTACGGCGGTGTTGACGATGGGTGCGCTTGGCGCCGCCGCCGCCGCCTTTCACCTTGTTGAATAATGCGGTCCAACCTTTGGGGCCGAAAATGGAGCGGGTATTTTCAAGGATGTTTATCATTTGTTTGACGCAGTCGGACATTAAAGCGGTTATTTCGGCCTGACCGGTCACAGCATTGATAGTAACTGGCAGTTTAATCGTATGTAGCCCGCCGGGGGCGGCATTACGTGTGCGAATTAGGATACCTTGTGGAATGAACGCATCGGCGCCAGGAGCAGTAGCTACAAGAGTATCCATGGCAAAGAGAGGGGCGGCCGCCGTAGAAGTATATAATGTTGCCGCAGCAGCACCGACACCACCATTTTGATACACTCCTGTCGGATCATGTACTCCGTAGGTCGTTTTATCAAGACTCCCCTCTCCATTAATTGTGCTATCATCGCCTCGCGTAGTATTACACAAATACCCGACAATATTCAATACTTCTGTTATTGAGCTTTCGGGGGTTATAGTAGGACCTGCGGGTCCCGTTTTTTCAACATTTAACATAAAATCTGGTCCGAATTCACGACCTGTTCGCGATAATATTATATCATTTGTAATAGCTCCTGCTGCTGCCATCTTTCTCTCGTCAACTATACATACTACAGACAAAATAATATAGACATACCCCGTGTAGTTATATAAATGTCCGACCAATTCTCCGACTACGACGAAGCAACCCAACGACACATAATCGAGTTGGGTTGCTTCATACACGCCAAATCTCTCGCACATCACCGCGCGCATCTTCCGCCTCCCGCCGTCGCCACCGTCGCCTCCGCCGCCGTCGCCCCCTGGGCCAAAGAATACGAATACAACGAACTCAAGCAACAAGCCGCCAATCTCTCGTCACGCGTCTTTGAAGTCCGCGAAGAAGAGTATAAGAAAGGCGAAGCGAAAGTCGCAGAGTATAAGCAGCAACTCGCCGCGGAACGCCAGCGTCTCGATAAAATCCTCGCGACCATCCAATCCGACACCGACAGGCAAATCACCGCGAAGACCGACCACCTCAACAAGAAAATCGCCGACCTTGAAGTGAAAAACAAGTGGTATTACAGCCTATACGAAGACAAATCAAAGGGCAAGAATTATGAAGAGGAACTTTATCCTAAATTGCTGGATTACAATGACGCGCACCTAAATTCTATCTGGCAAATCACCCACGTGGGTTCCGTCTTAAGCGAAAAGACCGACTTCCATTTCCGTCACAAGGACACCGGTGTCGTCATCCTACTGGACACCAAAAACAATCTCCCCACCAACCCAGTTGTGAGCACCGCCGAGTTTGAGCGCGACGTCCTGCGCAAAGAAACCGCGGCCATCGGCGGGATTATGCTCGCAAATGGCAATATCTCCTGTAAGAAGCGGTTTGAAATCAACAAACTACAACAAAAGACACTGGTTTACGTCTCATGTTTTGACCGGAACAACATCCCGTTCTTTTTCTCGCTGCTGGATATGATAATGGAGATGTCGCGCGGGTCTCTCGAACAAGGTAGTTCAGCAACCTCCATCTCCATCGCCGCCGTGGAAGCACTCCGCGCACTCCTCATCGCGGATTACAAACGTGAACAGGCCAACCTAGACGCCGCCGAGAGAATGCGAAAGTCCACCCAGAAGGCAATGGACGCCATCATCGCCGAGTTTGATACTCACTTCGCCGGCGAAGATATCGAGATGGCCGCGAAATCCGACGAAGTCCAAGTGAGTTCCGCACGCGTGAAACCGAAGACAAGCACGGATATTATTGATTACACCGAATTAGAGAAAGACCGCACCGTCATCGGGCAACGCAGTAAATACTACTTGGAATATGGAACAACGATTCAATATTTCAAGAACAATTATGCGCGGAATCAAAAGGTGGCTGCGCTTTCTTCCGGCGCGGGCGCAGCGGTTGTCCTTTCGGTTAAAACCAATTAAAACAATAAATGGTGGTTATATACTCGCGAAATGTATAAAGGACAAGCCCAACAAGATAAGTTCGTAATTCACGCGCTTCAAGGTAAGCGACGCGGATATTTCCTGGAAATCGGGTCCAATCATCCGATAGTTTCAAATAACACCTACATTATGGAGTCAGAATATGACTGGAGGGGCATTATGGTAGAATACGACGCGCAATTCCTGCCTCTTTACAAGGAACATCGTCCAAACAGCATTCATCTCATCAACGATGCTTCACAAATTGACTACAAGCGCGAGTTTGAATTAAACAACGTGCCTCGCGCAATAGATTATTTACAGATTGATTTAGAGGAAGCAAACGGTTCAACCTTGCGAACATTACAAAACCTGGATAAAAATATATTTGACACCTATACATTTGCGACGGTGACATTTGAACACGATATTTATTATTCAAATACTTATAATACCCGTGAAATCTCTCGCGAAATCTTTGCGAGACGAGGATATATCCCAGTGTTTCAAGACATCAATAATGGATTTGATTTCCCATATGAGGATTGGTATGTCCACCCGACACTCGTGAATACCGCGTATATTCAAGAACTGAAATCTCTCAATCAGAAACATTATAAACAGCATCCAGTGACTGGATTGACCATCAACTGGAGCGATATAGAGTACCCGATGTGAAATACCGCATCAATTACATATAAGTAAATATAAGTAAATAATATACTCAATGAAGGCGTGTATATTATTATCGGGATTACAACGGAATTTCAGACCATTTATCACAAATCAACTTCGGTGTGTGATTGATAAATACAAATTAGATGTATTTATTTATACATCCGACGAAAACGTCCTACGCTATTCGGAGTCAAGCAATACTGTCATTGATTATAAACCGTCGCCATCATTTGAAACAGGCGTCGCTTTTTTCAGAAATGTGTATTCGTCATTAAAGGGGATGTATATCGATCATAACAATGAACGATTTACAGAATATCTGAAACAATATGACATTACAAAACACCGCAATCATACCGTGAATATGATTAGTTCTTATTTCAAGATAAACGGCGCGATTTCTTTAATGGAAGAGTACGAAAAACAGCACGGGTTTCGGTATGATATTGTTATGCGATGTAGGTTGGATTTTTATTCGTGCGATGACGGGTTCGTAGACCCCTATAAAATCAACCAGGATACTGTATATTTTCCGGTATCACGGTTTAACCATCACAAGGATGATGGCGGTTTTATAATGAAACGATCTTTCATTGACTATTTCAAGGAGTTCATTCACGTCATTATCGGTTTTGATGATACATCGGGGTATATTATAATTGAAGACCAAATACATCATTATATGAAAAATAAGCATAAAATCGCGTATATTCCGAATTTCGCATATCGCATTGGTCTTGGATGTAGACCATCTACGGTTCCGTATATAGAGAACCTTGAATTATTGAATTCCCTTGAATATCATAACGAGTTGAAGTAGAACATTATTATGGTTTTCATTCAATTGTTACTACGTTCTTCGGCGCGCGCGTGTATTTTGTATATTATTATACTATTTACTGAATGTCAGACGTAACAACGCGAACCGGCAGATTTAATCAGATCTACTCAAGTTCATCCTCTAGCGGACACGGTTCATATGAAGAAAATACCGTTTTATTTAGAGGCTATCTTTCATAAGTCATCGCGAAATATAATGTAAAATCAATACTGGATTTGGCCTGTGGGAATATTATATCGCAGTCAAGGACATCATCGAGCATAACAATATAAAATATATTGGAGCAGATATCAGTATAAAAATAATAGACCATAACAAAAAAACATATCCCGAACAGGAATTTATATGCCTGGATGCCATCACCAGCGACTTATCCGAATATAACTGCGACTTGATCATATTTCGCCACGTGATTCAACATTTGAATTATACAGACGCACAAAAGGCGGTCGATAACATTTATACAAGTAAATCAAAGTATCTTTTTATCAACCATCAACGAGGACTACGCGCAAATGAGGATAGCCGTATTCAAGAAGATGGGTGGGCGAATCAAATGTATAACTTGAATATAGCGCCGTTTCATCTACAAAATAAGGAACTACTTTACATCAAAGACGAGGATACGCACGTCGTCGATAGAGGAGGTCAGGAGGAATGCTATAGTTTATATTCTATAGCATAAATTCTATAGCAATCATACTCGTGGTTGTTCGACGTGAATAATCTCTTCCGGCGAGAGATGCGAATCGTGGAGGAGCGAGAGGCGCGGGTTCTCGCTAGAGAAGTAGCTCGGGTATAATAAGTCCCAGTCCGTATCTTCAGGCAGAAGCGTCAATTGTGTATAAACATAACCGATAAATGCGCTACATACGAACCGGGATGTCTTTTGGGGGCGCGGGTCTTTCTTACAGTAGGCTTCAATCCAGTCGGTGATTACGACGTCATATGGTTTATCGTATACGACGTCGTGTATTTTCTTTAAGTTCTCTTTGGTGAATAGCTGGAAATGTTTCCAGCAGTGTAGTCTGCGGACGTATAATTTGCCGCCGTAGGTGCGGACATACTCGTCGAAAGGGACGAATTGGACGCCGAATTTCATCGTATTGTCTTCCGGGTCGGGGACGTTCGATGTGCCGGACATCCATACGTAGGTTCCTTTCATTGGCGGGTCGGTGAAATCGGGGTCTTTTACGACCATCGCAACGTGAGAGAAGTCGCTTTTTGTGGCGAATTTGATGAGCCAGCTTAATATTCCCCAGTCTTTGTATTCGAGGTCGTCGCATAGGATGAGGTCGCCGGTGTTGAGGGAGTCCATTGGAATGGAATGGAATGGAATGGAATGGAATGGAATGGAATGGAATGGAATGGAATGGAATATTATATTTTGCGACGAATATAATACTTCTTATATAGACGAGAGATTTGCTATATGTAAATTATACATCAATTGCTTCATCAAACGATATATATTTACGGTTGAGTGGGTCTGCTGTATGTCCGCCGTTGGGGCCACTGCCATAACCACCGGGTCTATATATTTGGTTTATATCTCCCATCCCTTTGAAATCCAGGTTCTTATTTTTGATAACGTCGTTGTGAATAAAGAAACAGTTTACGCCTTTTTTATCACAATATACGAGAGAATACCCGTATTTTTCGCCTAATTTAGTCAGTGAGAGCAAGGACACGCCGAAATAGTTAGAACCATCCCACCCGCCATTCTTGTCGTAAATAACGATTTTGTCCTCATTCGGGAGATGAGTCGCATTGTATTCACAGATGAGTATGTCGCATTTATAATTCTTCAATATTTCTTTCAAGCAATAAAAATCATTGAAATCAATATCTACTGATAGGACATTTATGTGGTCGGGGACATTATATTTACGGAATAATTCCACAACATTTTCTTTTGTTATGAATTCCTTTCTCAAATTAATAGCTGGGTTTTCATTCCCTCCATCCATCTGAAGACCAATCCATTTATATCTATCCCATAAGATTCTGGTATTACATTCCCTGCCAGATTCAACACCGAATTCTACGTAATATTTATCATTATTGTCCCCATTATAAATCAGTTCAAGTAGTTTCATTGTAATACCATCTTCGCCATTTTGTGAGAATATTCTCCGTTCAAACGTGTTTAATTCCATTATATATACGAGTTATGATACTATATATATTTGGGTATTTATATGATTTTATGAAATAGTTTATAGGTATTGTATGTGTCTGGCACCCAATCTCTCAAACATCTGGTGTTAGGATTCGTGAGTAGGTATGGTGCCTGGGGATTGCCTGGGTTATGTTTTTCACCGGATTCTCTCGGTGAACCAATGCCCGTGACTATTCCATCCGACGCGACCACCCATCTGTAACGACTGGACCGATTCGTAATCATCTTTTGGTGAAATTTCCACTTTCAATCCTTCAACAAACGGGAAGGATTCTCTCAAAATGAAGTTGTCAGTCACCGCAAGATTTTGTAAGTATTGAGATGAAATATTGTTGAACCAAGGATATAGTATATGACAGTTTTGATTCGTCTACTTTTGATAATCTCTCATTTTCATCCAATAATGTCAATACGAATTCTTTATAACTCGCGGATTTATCCCAAATGGGTTTCATTCTATCGGAATGTATAGATTGAAAGTTATGAGTTCGAGAGATTTCGGGGGAGGTATTGGTTATATGCGAAGATTATATCTCTCAAAAATATAAACGATGCCTGATATTACAAACTACGCATATATATGGTATAATGAAGCAAATCCTTTATCCGCTATACGAGTCCCTCATGCCAATACTATATTTCAATACGTAACTTCATATTCGTATCCGTGTTATTTAGCCAATAACGATGTAAGCCGTTTATCCGATACGAACAAGCACCAATTACTTCATGATGAATTTGGATTTATAAGAGATATAATGGACATTGCTGAACTACAAGGTATTAAACTCGTCCAAATCCCGCGAGTGTTGTATGATTTATTAAGTTTAGTTTATGTTGTTGAAACAAGCACGTGTATAAGTGTTATTGAAATTGATTGTAAGTATAATGATTGGTACCAAACATATGCGTCATATCTTTCTCATATAAATCAATATTTACTTTCGGGAAACAACAATTATAAAAATCATATTTTACAACTCAACGCATTTATTTTGAAAAAAATAGGTTATATTGTAGGAGGTGGTGAACCGCCTAGTTCATACGTTTTGACTACTATGAAACCTGCATCTACATTACCTATGAAAATGACAGATTCTTCCGTGGAAGACATTCGTTTATTTTTATCAGATAGAAATAAAGCGTGTGAATCCATATTGGAACATATTTTACAAGCCGAATATATTCATACACCTCCCAATTTTCGTGTGAATTTAACACCACAAACAAAAGAACTCTTTCGCCAAGTTCTTAGATTTGAATTACAAGAATCTTCAGGATATACAACATTATACAGAGGTTCCGTGTTAGAAAATGATTCGTTGATTAGACGTTCAGCTACTGGTCGTGGTGTGAAAAAGTTACAAAGCGTGAAGTTACAAAGCGTGTCTTTCAATACTTCAATATTAAGTGGTTGTATTAACGATGATACTGCATGTACTCTTTTTTATATGGAACCTACATCAACCCATGAAAGACTCGTAGAATTAACAAACTCCGGCAAAAATGATAAAATAAGATACTCTATTAAAAAATTCCTGAAAGGTGACAACTCAAGTGAAGACTCATTATTTTTTATACCTCCGATTCATCCATTACTACAGTTAAACGCAAAGGGCGAACTATTTCATCCAAGAACGAAGGTGAATCTGGGTGATATGCAAAACAAAAAGGTTAGTGGATTATCCTGTACTAATAAGTTTATTCGACAATCTGATTATTTACATTCAAATAAAACGATGATTGAATTAGATGCTTTGTATCAGCGTTTCAAAGCAACTGGTATTATCGATAGGTGGTATACTAAACCCGAACACCAAAGACAATATGAACGTTCCCGAAAAGCGCGAGTGTTCGCTTCACGAGAATCCGCCGCGAGAGGAAAGGATAGGTTACGCTCCCTTAAAAAAAGAGCAAAAGACCAAGGTAAAAGAACGCAACGGTCACCGAGTTCTCCAAGGTCGTCTAGGTCGTCTAGGTCGTCTAGGTCGTCTACGTCGTCTAGAACTCCGAGGTCGCTGAAATCGCCGAAAGTCTCTGAGGTTGCTCAGGTCGCTAAGGTTGCCGAATAAACGAATGAAGGTTACACATTCAGTTGATAAGTTGCGTGGCAGAGGAACACGAAGACGAAGACGAAGGCGAAGGCGAAGGCGAAGGCGAAGGCGAAGGCGAAGGCGAAAGCGAAAGCGAAAAGAGTATATAATAACATAATGATTATTATTTGTTGGCATTTATAGATGGTTCGGCACCCAATCTCTCAACATCTGGCGTTAGATTTTACCTTCGGTGAATATGGAACGCGGATTCGTGAGAAAGTCTGGTGCCTGCGATGCCGAGTTTGTGTTTTTACGACTGAAATCTCTCGTAGTTCACGGATTGAAACGTATGAGTTGAGAGATTTGTTGGACGTTTATAATGGTTTGGAATTGTTATGTTGAGAGATTTATGTTTATGGATGTTTACAGATGGTTCGGCACCCAATCTCTCAACATCTGGCGT